GAGTACGAAGCTGATTTTAATACTTATGAAGGTCAGATCTGGAAATTTGACTTTGAAAAACAAGTCAAAGACCTGTCTCAGTTCGACACTAGTAGCATGGATGTCTTTGCGGGGTTGGACGTTGGTTTCAAAGATCCTACAGCAATGTGTGTAATCGCTTATGATTGGGACGAGGATAAATACTACTTAGTAGACGAATACTTCAATGCCGAGCGTACTACAGAGCAACACGCCGAAGAAATACAAAAACTTATAGAAAGATGGGATATTGACTACATCTATATTGATTCCGCTGCACAGCAAACTCGATTTGACTTTGCACAAAACTATGATATTAGTACTATTAATGCAAAGAAATCTGTACTCGATGGTATAAGCCATGTAGCCGGAGTGGTGGACAATGATAAGCTATATGTAGATCAGGAGTGCAAAGAATCTCTGAAATGCCTAGACTCTTATCAGTGGGATCCAAACCCTAACTTAATAAGGGAAAAGCCGAAGCACAACATGGCTTCTCACATGGCAGATGGTTTGCGCTACGCACTTTACTCGTTTCAAACAGCACAGGTATCCTTCTAGCGATACCTAGTTAAAAATAGTTATTGACAAGTCACCCTAAAGCGGATATAATTCTTCTAATGAAAAATCAGGAACCAGAACTAAAATGCCTCAGTTAAAACGCGATGTAGTAAAATATGTACGAGATAAGGCAAAGTCTAAGTATAATAAAGGTTCGGCTTGCGAGATTTGCGATGAGACAGAGCAGCTCGATTTTCACCACTTTTACAGTTTGACACCTTTGTTAAATCAATGGTTACTAAAGAACAAACATAATCCTGATTATATTCAAGCACTTCGGGATGACTTTATAGAAGAGCATCATGCTGAGCTATATGACTACACAGTTACTTTATGTCATACTCATCATTTAAAGCTTCACTCAATTTACGGAAAAGATCCTGCGCTCGGGACTGCAAAGAAACAGATGCGCTGGGTCGAGATACAAAGAGAAAAACATGGCTTGGTATAATCCTTTTGAAAAGAAAACCGTAGAAGCTGATGAGGAGAAGATGAACCCTGCCCAGAGACATATCGGCAATGCAGGAATTGAGTCGTCAAGAGAGCCTACGTTTAGCTACGAAAGAGCCTATGAAGACTTAGAGGTAGTTAACCGCGGCGTAAACATGATCGTTGATGACGTTGCTGAGATTCATACTCTAGTGTCTAAAGATAATGCTTTCCGAGGCGTTGTTACCGGCGTTAGAGCCTCCAAAGTAGAGACTCTTCTGAACAAATCTCCTAACCCTTATCAAGACATCAATAGTTTTAAGCGTAATCTTATTACTGACTTTATTATTGATGGCAACATATTTATGTACTTTGATGGAGCACACCTCTATCATCTACCGGCTACTGATGTAAGGATTCATGCCGACAAAGATACCTACATCGAGAAGTTTACAATGTTCGATGTTACCTTTCGCCCTGATGAAATCATTCATATTAAAGAGAACTCTTTCCACTCGATCTATCGCGGTGTTCCTCGTTTAAAGCCGGCGCTCCGTACTATGGTTCTTATGAAACACATGAGAGCCTTTCAAGATAACTTCTTTAAGAACGGTGCAGTTCCCGGTCTTGTACTTAAATCACCAAACACGCTTTCTGAGAAAATTAAAGACCGAATGATGGTTTCTTGGCAGGCACGCTACCGTCCGGACGCAGGTGGTCGACGACCTCTTATTCTTGACGGTGGTATCGAAGTAGATAAGATCTCGAATGTTAATTTTAAAGAATTAGATTTTCAAAGTGCAATCTTAGAGAACGAAAAGATTATTTTAAAGGCGCTCGGAATCCCTCCAATCTTGATGGACTCTGGTAACAACGCCAACATTCGCCCAAATATGCGATTATATTATCTTGAGACTATACTTCCTATAGTTCGAAAACTCAATTATGGGCTAGAAAGATATTTCGGTTTCGAGCTAAGCGAAGATATTACAAACATCCCTGCTCTGCAGCCCGAGTTACGTGACTCGTCTGCATACTATACTTCACTAGTAAATGGTGGCATTATTACTGCAGCAGAGGCGCGCGAGCGTTTAGGCTTTGAGCCTATAGACGGTACACAAGAGATTCGGATTCCTGCAAATATTGCAGGTTCCGCCGCTAACCCAGATGAAGGTGGAAGACCACCACAAGAAGGAGAAGAATAAATGGCAGTTCGTCAAAGACAAGCAGTATTAGAGAAAGCAGCCAAGCACTTTAAAGAGTTTGAACTACCTCTCAGTATTCAACAGAAGGAATATATGGCAATTGTAGGCCGAGACGCCTGTTGCGTTATAGCTGTTAAAAGAAGTTTCAAAGCATGGAAGTACCTAACCCACGCTCTTAGGATAAATTATCCTGAACTATCAGCGCCAAAGCCCGAGCCAAAGCCCGAGCCAAAGCCTGTTATAACCAAAGCACCAAAGCCTACACCCATAGCTGCGGTCAAGCCTGCTCCTAAACAAGCAGTAAAAAGGATTAAGGTATGAATAAAATCTTTAATCTTACGTCTACTTTTAAGACCCAGGAACAGGACGATGGTTCTGTAATGATTCGAGGGTTTGCAAGTACAGCTGATTTTGATCGCGCGGGTGATACTATTTCAGCAGAAGCTTGGCAGAAAGGTGGACTAAAGAACTTTGAAAAAATCCAATTATTCTATTTAATCATGATTATGATAGACCTATTGGTAGAGCCACTGGCGTAAAAGCCGGACCTAATGGCCTAGAGTTAGAATGTAAGATCAGCAAAAGTGCCCCAGGCAATGTAGCTGAACTTGTTAAAGACGGTGTTCTTGGAGCCTTTTCTGTCGGTTTCAGAGTCAAGGATGCTGATTACATTAAAGAAACCGATGGACTAATGATTAAGGACGCTGAGTTATTTGAGGTATCGGTTGTTTCCGTACCTTGCAATCAAGCAGCTACTTTTTCGCTCGCGAAGTCTTTTGACTCAGATGCTGAGTACGAAGCCTTCAAAAAAACTTTCACTAATCGTGTAGATCTAGCCGGTCAGTCTCTGGCTAAGGACGAAGATACTTCTTCAAATATAGCTAGTGACCACACACCGAAAAGCGCGGAACTTATTTCCGCAGATCAGGAGATCAAAATGGACAATCAAAACATCGACTTGGAAGCTTTTGCAAAGAAAGTAGCTGAAGATACAGCCGCTAAAATCGCAATGAAGCAAGCCGAGCAAAAAGCAGCTGACGTAGCTGAAGCCAAAGCAGTAGCTGAAGCTGAAGTATCAAAAGCAACCGCCCTCGAAGCCGAAAACATCCGCGTCAAGACTGGCGTACAAACTGGCGTAGAGGCTCTTATGGCTGACGTACAGAAGCAACTTAACGAGAAAGATGCTAAGTTCGACGAAGTTATGGCTAAGTACGGCAAAAGACCTCGAAGAGAAATCAGCTGAAATCACTGCTATGCAAAACAGCAAGAAAAGCTTCGGCGACCGTTCTGGCGCTGGCGACATTTCTAAGTTTGCTAAAGAGTTTATGACTGGCCACATGCTAGGCGTAATGACTGGCAAAGGCTGGGATACTAAGTATTCTCAGGACTTGTTCGAAAAAGCTGGCGTAAACTACGCAGCTAGTGCGGGTGATATTGCTCAAGGCGTTTCTACTCAAATCGAGAAAGAAATCATGCTTGAACTGAAACTGGCTCAAGCTTTCCGTGAGATTACTATTAACTCGCAAACTCAAGTATTGCCAATTCAGACTGACGCACTCCCAGCTACTTGGGGCTCTAATACTGCTGCCGCTGGTAACTTGACTAACAACCCACAGGTTACGGGCAACCAGTACAATGCTTCTCAGGTAATTCTGAAAGCTAACCGTCTTGTTTCTACTACTTTCATGGATAATAATATCGATGAAGAAGTACTTGTAAACTTGATGCCTATGCTGATTGATTCTGTTGCTCGTGCTCACGCTCGTGCTGTAGACAACGCAATCATCAATGGTACTTCTGGCGGTAATGAAGGCTTTAACGGCTTGGAAGCTCTTGCTGGTACTAACAGCGTTGCTGTTCTTAACTCTACTGCTAGTGCTGATGTTGCAGTTACTGCTGCTGAGTTCCTTGCTGGTCGTAAGTTGATGGGTAAGTATGGCATGATGCCTTCTGACCTCGTTTATGTCGTATCTCAGGCTCGTTATTATGATCTGCTTGCTGATCCAGCTTTTGCTGACATCACTGACGTAGGTTCTGATATTGCTACTAAGATCACCGGCATGGTCGGCGCTATCTATGGCACTCCAGTTGTTGTATCTGACCAGCTCGAAACTGAAGCCGACACTGCTTCTGTAGGCTACTGTGTTAACGTTCGTAACCACGTCATCCCACGTCTCCGCGGTGTATCTGTAGAGCAGGATTACGAAGTAATGAACCAGCGTAACGTAATTGTTGCTAGCCAGTCACTCGGCTTCAACCAGTTGCGTGCTAACAACGGCACTACCGATGTATCGGTTGTTAAGTTGATTCGTACTGACTCTTAATCTACAAAAGATTAGAAACGAAGGGGGGTCCGCTCCCCTAAGTTTTTACTAATGGACTTATAAATGGCAAACTTGATTACACTTGAAGACTATAAAACTTCGGAGAGTATCCAAAGTACAAAAGAAGATTCTCGGATCAGTTCTTTAATTGTTGCCGTGAGCGCATTAGTAAAAACTTACTGTGGCAACAGCATAGTAGACCACTATTCTACGAATAAAGTACAAGAGTTTAATATCAGCTGGGGAACAAACCTAGTTCAACTAACAGAAAGCCCTATAGTATCAATAGTATCTGTAGAAGAAAGAGAAAGTTTTGGAGCCAGCTACATTAGTGTACCTACTACCGAATACTACGCAGATAGTTCTACTGATAGTATCTATCGTGTTAACACAGGCGGTGTTGGCAAATCGTGGCCTACCGGACCTGCTTCTGTAAAAATTACATATAACGCAGGATATGAAGAGTGTCCTGCTGATCTACAACTCGCAGTTATTGACCTAATTACATACTATATAAAAGACGAGCATAAAGCGCGTCAAACTATGCAGGGAGCTAGTATTCAAAACAGCTCCTCTTCAAGTCAACGAGATAACGTAGCGTTCCCAGACCATATTAAAAGAGTCTTGGATCTGTATAAGAACTTTTAATGGCTAATAAAAACTTCGACAAGGCGTTTACGAACCCTTTGTTAAAAAAACTAGATGCAGAGGCTCGTAAAGCTGTATCTAGACAGAAAGGGCAGTTATTAATACTTGCAGATACCGAAGAGCTGAAAAAAGTTATACAAGTATCTACAGGAAGTGTACCTAGCAAAGGAGACCTGGCTCTAGCACTTAAAGAGGCTCAGGCACACGCAAGAAAGTTGCAAGAGAACTTTAAGAGACGCAACACTAGAAGATACAATGCAATCCGAGCTAAAGAGCCCCTGCTGAGGCTTCCTTACACGCTAGATAAAGATATGTTTATAGTTAGTAGTTTCTCTAGATCTATAACTACTATTAAAAATACAATGTTAAAAACCTTAGTAAGATCAGGAGCGATACAAGAAAGCGACAGAGCAGATATATCACAGAACTTGCATAAAGGGCACGGATCAAGAGGTAACGCAGTCTCTCAAGTCCAGATAGCCACTTCCGTCTCGGCACTAGACGATGCCACAAAAAGCTACTTCTATATAATCTGGAAGGCGCTTTTAAAGAAGGAAAGCTAGGAGAGGACGACTTTGCTCTTCAGCAGATAAAGAGACTTGTCACAGACGGGCATAATATAGTAACAAAGAAAGGTAAGCTCAATGCAAACTATGTTTCAGTAATTGCTTTTCAAATAGGTTCCGGTAATATTAAGGACTCCAAACAAGAAAAAGCTGTAAAATCTGTTTACAGGAAGTTTATTAGCGAACTAACTCCTGATATGTTAGATATGAAAGGCTCGCCTTCGTTGAAAGACAAGACGAGAGCTTTAGTTACTGATAAGTTTAAAGGAAAAAAGAATGTAAAGGTTAGTGCTAAATCAGTTAAGATGAGCACTAAAACTAAAAGCAAAGGTAAAGGGTCTAAGACAGGTAGCAAAGTAGCGATAAGTGCTATAACCTTGAGAACTCGAAAAGCAAAGAGAAGAGCAACAAACTCAGCAGCAGCCCGCCCTTTACAGATGATGATGATGATAAATAAAGAGCTACCTAAGACTATAAAAGCAAATATGCAAACTCCAGCTCTTAACAACCGAACAGGCAGATTTGCAGAAAGCGTTAAAGTAGTAGATGCTGTAAAAACAAGACAAGGCTTTCCTAGTTTTGGTTATACGTATCAAAAAAACCCCTATCAAACATTTGAGCCAGGGTTTGCACAAGGGAGCCCTGAACGAGATCCTCGTGCGTTAATTAGCCGCTCCATTAGGGAGATCGCTGTAGAGTTCGCCATTGGAAGATTATACACTAGGAGACTATAATGAGTAGAGCATATACAACAAGACGGTTAGGCATTGTTAATGCTATCGTTGATAAGCTCAAAGATATAAACGGAGCAGGTTTTTACTTAACCGACCTAAATGAAAACGTCTCCCCTAGACTTAAATTTTGGGATGAAGTGGAGGAGTTTCCTGCAGTTCACCTAAATGCCGGCTCTGAGACACGAGAGTATCAAGCTGGCGGATACAAAGACAGATTTCTTTCAGTTACAATAAGATGCTACGTGCAGGCAGAAGATTCAGTAGCGGCATTAGATGAATTGATGGAAGATGTCGAAACAGTATTGGAAGACAACTCTCGATTAGAGTATTTGGATCGTACTAATACGCCCCAATATACACAACAAATCACAATCGTTAGTATTGATACTGACGAAGGTGTGCTAGAGCCCTTAGGTGTCGGAGAGATGCTTATAGAGGTTCGATATTAGAAAATGCAGGCACGAACAAAAGTTCACGCCCTAGCCTTTTCAAGATAACATAGGAGATATACTATGGCAGATAACATGTTTTTCAGCCGCGACAGTAAAGTTTTTGTCGCACCCCTAGCTGCAGACGGGACAGAAGCAGGAGTATGGGAAATTCCAGTACTTGACGGCTTTTCTTTCTCACAAGCAACTAACAGTTCAGAAGTAACTTTAAACGAAATGTCAGCAGGCAGTAATGTCAGCCGACGCGGTCGCAAGATGTTCAACGACTCTCTTGCACCAGCAGAGTGGAGCTTTTCTACTTATGCACGACCTTTTATATCAGCAGGAACAGGCACTGGCGCAGCCGATAGTGCAGCAAACCACCACGCAGTAGAAGAGGCTTTATGGGCTATGACTGTAGGTAGTGCTATTCAAACTGGGTCAGCTTTCGAAGGCTTCACTCTTGGTACAGATGACCTAGACATCAGTTTTGCAAACTCAAATAAAACAAGTCTTGGTAAAGCAAATATTTACTTTACACTTGGCGGTACTACAGGTGAGTCCGCAATTACTTATAAGATTGCAAACTGTTGTGTAAACGAAGCAGGTATTGACTTTGATATTGATGGTATCACTACTATTAACTGGTCTGGTATGGGAACTATAATCACAGAACAAGCTACCGCCCCTACTCGTACTATTTATGAAGCAATTGGAAGCACCAGTAACTTTATCCGCAACCGTTTAACTGAGCTTGTAGCATCCTCTTCAAGCCCAACTAGTGTATCTGCTTATGCTCTTACACTAACAGGCGGAAGCATTACTATTTCGAACAACATGACTTTCCTAACGCCAGAAACTCTTGGTGTGGTTAATACTCCGTTGGATCATGTAACAGGTGCCCGTAGTATTTCAGGCAGCTTTACTTGCTACTTAAGCAATGCTACTGATTCCAGCATGGATCTGTTTGAGAACCTTATAGGCGGAACAAGCACTGTTACTAATGATTTTGATCTTAACTTCAAAATTGGCGGAAGCGCAGCACCTAGATTAGAGTTTGATATGCCTTCATGTCACTTAGAAGTACCTACCCACTCTATTGATGATGTTATTTCTCTAGAAGTTACTTTCCATGCCTTGGGCACGGACATTGACTCCACAGACGAATTGGCAATCAAGTACGTAGGTGCGTAAAAATATTTCTTGACATAGGAGGTCTTTTGGACTATACTATGAAGTAGAAAAAGTTAGAAGGGGCTCTTTTTCGAGCCCCTTTTTTTATCCGGAGAATTATGGCTAATTTTAATTTTAACAAAGAAGCGGAGGTCTACCTTTATGACGGTTCAACTTACCATAGACTAGACGTTGGCCCCGACCTAAGTTTTAGCCAAACTTTTACGGATGAGACTTATCCTCAAAAAACTTTGCATGAGCAGCATAAGATGCATGAAGCATCTAATATTAAAAAAGCTAATGCTGCAAATTTTGAAATGACTATACCAATGATAACACAAAGTGCTTTAGATGTTGTGTTTAATCTTTTGGTAGATTACAAAACAGGTACTTATACTTTAAATACCTTTACTTTATACATAAAGCTACCGAATGATGTGTATAAGCTTGAAACTTGTGTTATAACTAATGGGACATTCATAATTGAGAAATTACAGAATCTTAAGTTGACACTATCAGGCGAAGCATCAAAGCTGACTAGAGGAACTACTCTTTTGGGTGGGATCTCACTGCCTTCACGAGGCACCAGAGATTACCAGATAACAAAAGAGTTAGTAGTCTCTATAGACGGCGATAATCTTTCTTCTGGCCTTTATAAGTGTTCTATAGAGCTTCAAAACGAAGTAAAGTGGATACCTTATGAGACTGTCAATAATGCGTTGAGCGTAACTAATGCAGCTACCTCTATGTATCCCTCTCAATTTACTCTTGAAAAAGAATACTCTCAGGTTCTATAGGGCAGTATGTTACAAACACTTCCAACTCCGACGTTCAAAGTTGGAAAGAAGATGTAACTGTTGTTATAACAGCCGGTAACGGCGAGTCTAGTACAGATTTTAGAGGCTTTAAATTTAACCTTTCACACTGTACTTTTACAAATAGAAATACTGTATCAGACGTTTATACTCAGGCGTATGATTGGAAAATGAACGACAACGTTACCGATCTCGGTACTAAAATCACACTTAACTAGAAATAAGGAATAAAAAACGATGGATTTAAAAAAATTAATGGTTGATACCAAAGCAGCTTGGGTTGACTTTCCAGGTCTTAAAGGTTTTGAAGTAGAGGTTGCTAACCTTTCACGAAAAGAGCTTACAGGGCTACGTAAAAAATGTACTACTACTAAGTACGATCGTAAAACACGTCAAGCGGTAGAAAACTTAGACGAAGAAAAGTTTATAACAGAATTTTCAAGGTCTGTAATTAAAAACTGGAAAGGCTTAACACTTGCACACCTAGAAACACTACTTTTAGTAGACATAGACGGGCAAGATGCCTCCAAAGAGCTAGAGTTCAGCGAAGATAATGCCGAGACTCTTGTCAGTTCTTCAACTGAATTTGACACGTGGCTTAACGAGGTAGTCTTTGATTTAGATAACTTTCGCAGTAAGCCAAAAGAAGCAGTTGTTCCAAAGGCTGGAAACGTTCTTCAAGAACAGTGAAGCAAAGATGACGCAAGAGCGTTACTTTAAAATGTGTGAACAAATGGGGCAAGAGCCGGTACTCGAGGAGATCCCTCCCGCATGGGAGGATTTTCCAGACATAGCAATACTAGCAATAAATACTTTTTCACAGCTTGGAGATAAACTAGCGGCTGATATAGGGTATTTAGGGAAAGACTTTACAAATTTATCTTATTACATGGACATTCATGGGGTGGAGGATAAAGAACTATTTTTAGAGATTCTAACCTTTTTAGAGTCGAGGGCTATTAACCAATCTCAAGAACAACTTAAAAGAGAGAGGGAAAAGCTAAAGAGAAAACACTAGTGGCTGATACGATTACGGTAACGTACAAAGTTAATGAAGACGGCAGTCTAAGCAAGATAGCCAAGGGAGCCGATAAGGCTGCCAAGGCTACAGACAAAGTCTCCAAAGCTTCTGAAGGGCATAATAGGGTCCAAAAGGGCGTAGCCCAGACAGGACTTAGTAGTGCTAAAAGCTTCTCTAAAATGTCCTCAGGCATACAAGGTGGTTTAGTACCTGCCTACGCAACCTTAGCAGCTCACGTGTTTGCAGTAACCGCCGCCTTCGGAGTTCTTTCTAGATCTCAAGCGGTAAAGCAGTTGAATGAAGGACTTTTATTTACAGGTCGCGCTGCAGGTGAAAACCTGACAATAGTTACAAAAAACCTTAGAGAAATTACCGAAAATGCTGTATCCTCTGCCGATGCTATGAGGGCTTTGGCAGTAGGCGTTTCCGCAGGCTTCAGTGAAGATCAAATGGAAGGACTCACAAAAGTAGCTAAAGGGGCTTCCTTAGCCCTTGGCCGTGATATGACAGACGCCCTAGATAGACTCGTACGAGGTGCCGCTAAGTTAGAGCCAGAAATACTCGATGAATTAGGTATTATGGTAAGACTTGATGATGCTACCGAAAAGTACGCAGCCTCTATAGGTGTCGCAGCTACTGAATTAACTCAGTTTGAAAGAAGAATGGCTTTTACAAATGCTATTATTGAGCAGGGAGACTCAAAATTTGGAGCGCTTTCGGCTACCGTAAAAAGCAACCCCTTCAACCAGTTAGCTGCTACGTTTGATGACCTGGTCAAAGCAGGCATGAACTTTGTAAACTTCGTAGCAGGCCCTATAGCGGGCTTTTTGGCTGGAAACATGGGAGCTTTAATAGCAACTATGGGCGTTCTTGGAACAGGCGTTGTAAATATGATGGTGCCCGCCCTAACCGAAGCAGGAGAAGCTTCGGCCCGCATGGCTAAAGGCATGGCAGACTCTGCAAAAGAAACTATTGCAGCTACAAAAGCTACTGCATCGTCTCCTAAAGTATTCAATAAGTTGTCCGTAAAAATAGCAGAAGGCACCGCCTCCTCCGACGACTACACTAAAGCAACAAAATAGCCTAAGAAAATCTGTCGACCTCCATAAAAAGCAGATGCCTGGGATGCTTAAAGCCCACGGAGCAGACTCAGCTATTATTAAAAGAAACATTAGCAATAAAGAAATGAGTTTGCTTTATACCAGCTTACTAACGCCCAAGAAATGGAAACTCTAGCCACAAAGAAATCAGCACAGGCTGATATACTTGCCTCGGCGTCTGCAGGAAACTTTATATTAACAATACAACTACTCCGCGCTGAAATGATACGAGAGTCTATACAGCTCAAAATCTCAACCGCAGAGAAAGGATTTTTAGCGTCAGCTTACATGAGAGTAGCTTCCGGAGCTGCTTTCGCAGCTCTTAGTGTAAAAGCTTTCGGTTTAGCACTGCTTCAATCTATTCCTATTATTGGACAAATAATACTGGGCGCAATGCTTTTATGGGAAGGTGTTAAGTGGTTGTTCGGAGACGATGCAAAAGAAGTTGTAAACCCTTTAGCTGATGTACTCGAAGAAGGTAAGGAACGTTTTGAAGAATTTCCGAATATTATTAAGCAAATGGCAGAAAGCTACGAACTGGCCGCAACTGCTTCCGAAAGATACCTTATAAGTTTAAAAGCTCAAAATGGTTTAATGAAACAAACACTAACTCATGTAAGAGATTTAAGAATTGCAGAAAGTAGTAAACCAAGGTATGGAT